TCCATCCAGTGCAGCGGAGCAGTAACTGAAGCAACAGCATAAGGGGATTAAACCATGGGATTAGCTAAAGAGTTACGAAACAGAAGAAAGTTGCAGGCAAGAGAAGTGTTGGTTCCTGAATGGGGTGACGAATCTGGAGCATTTAAGTTGTATTGCAGAAGCATTACCTGCTATGACTTAGATCAACTACAGAAGAAGCACCCCAACTTTCTTAACAACACTACTATCGGTGCAATGGTAGATTTGATTTGCATGAAGGCAGAGGACGAGAGTGGCACTAAGCTGTTTGGGTCTGCTGAGGATCGCATTGACCTGATGGGTGAGGAGACGAATGTTATCTCTGAAATTGCCAATCAGATGTTTGCAGAGATCGAGACATCTGAGGCGCTTGAGGGAAACTAAAAAGCGATCAGTCGAGGATGAACCTGCTTTCCTTGGCTGACCGCCTCCACCTCACAATAGAAGAAGCAGAAAATATGCCGCTTAACCATTTTCACGAATGGATGGCCTATTTCAAAATACAGAGCGAATCTAATGGCTGAAAATGTAAACATTATAATCAAGGCTTTTGATAAGACCGAAGCAGCATTTGCAGGCATTCGCAATGGTTTTGCAAAGATAGGTAAAGCCGCAGACAAAGTTAAAAAACGATTCCCTACTATTACAAAAGCTATTAGCGGTTTAGCCACGGTTGCTAAAAAAGCCTTTCAAGCTGCGGTTGTGGTTATAACGGCTGCCGCAACTGCAATGACTGCATTGACAGTATCATCCCTCCGATCAGGCGACCAATTAGCTAAAACGGCAGATAAGATAGGCATAACTACAGAGGCTTTGGCTGGGTTGCGTCATGCAGCAGAGCTTACAGGCGTTTCTGCTGGCACTATGGATATGGCAATGCAACGCCTTACCCGACGAGTTAGTGAGGCTGCTAACGGCACAGGTGAGGCTGTAGGGGCATTGCATGAACTTGGCATTAATGCGTCTGAGCTAGAGCAGCTACCTTTAGACCAGCAGATGAATGTGATTGCTGATTCTATGGCTAAAGTAAAAAGCCAGTCAGATAAAGTTCGTCTTGCTATGAAGTTGTTTGACTCTGAAGGTGTTGCCCTTGTTAATACGTTAGCGGGTGGCTCTGAGGGTCTGGCTAGGATGGCAGAAGAGGCCAATATACTTGGTCTGGCAATGAGTCGAGCAGACACTGCCCAGATTGAGGCTGCCAATGATTCTATTACTAGGGCTAAAGGAGTATTCACTGGTCTAGGAAATCAGTTAGCTCTTGCTTTTGCCCCCATTATTGAAACCATTGCAAATCTGTTTAGGAAATCGGCTGTTGATTCTGCTGAGTTTGGCAATATTGGTCAGCGTGTAGCAGATGCTTTAGTTACTGCGTTTGCTAAAGTTCAGGGTGCATTGCACTCTATGTCTATCTTTGTCAAGCAAACAAAATTGGTCTTCTATCAGCTTGCCGTATTTATTGGCAAAGACCTAGTAGACGCTATCCGACCATTCATAGGACTTTACGATGCTATTGCTGAAAAGCTAGGAAAACCAGTCATAGGCGATGGTATAAACCAATTCTTTAAAGATGCTTATTTAGGCATTCAAGAACTTAAAACTGAAATAGAAACAATGCGAACCATGAATCCTGCTGAGGGGATTCTGGCTGCATACGAAGAGATAAAACTAGCCTCCCGTGAAACCGCAGAGGTTGTAGCCGCTAACTCTCCCGCAGCAGTATTAGCTGCTGAAGGTGAAAAGGCTGTAAAGCAAGAAACTTTCCAAGATAAGATAAAGCGCAAAGCGGCCATTGACCTAGCTAAGTTTGAAGCCCTGACAGCTACCGAAAAAACACAGCAGGTAGTTGGCGAGCTTGGCAAGCAGTTTGCGGCATCTTCAGCCCACAGCAAAAAGCTATTTGCAGTTAATAAAGCCTTCCAGATTGGGCAGGCGATAATGAATACTTATTCTGGTGCCTCTAAAGCTCTTAGTGCTTACCCGCCACCCGTTAACTTTATGATGGCTGCTGGTGTTGTAACTGCTGGTCTGGCTCAGGTTGCACAGATTAGATCACAGTCTTTTGATGGCGGTGGTTTTACTGGTAGTGGGTCAAGGGCTGGCGGTGTTGATGGAAAGGGTGGCTTCCCTGCTATCTTGCACCCCAATGAAACGGTTATAGACCACACTAAGGGTCAAGGCATGGCACCTGCTGTAAATATTGTTATTCAGGCGAATGACACTAAAGGGTTCGATCAACTGTTACAATCTCGCAGAGGCCAGATTATTGGCATGATTAATCAAGCGATGAATAACAAAGGAGCAGCGAGCCTAGTATGAGTGGAACTTATCCCAGCACCCCCGTCTTTAACTCGGTCGGGTTTACCTCTAAGTCATACAACCTAATGAGTGAGAGCTTGTCTGGGCGCACTCAGGTACGCAATATTGGCGGCCAGCGGTTTGAATTTAAGGCTACCTACCCGCCTTTAACTACCGCAGAATTTGCTCCAGTTTATGCTTTTATAATGGCACAAAATGGCATGGCTGAAACTTTTCAGATCGTGCTTCCAGAAATAAGCTCTAAGTCAGGAAATGCCACAGGCACTGTTCAGACAGTTGGAGCAGATAGTATTGGTGAAACGTCTATTGTCATTGACGGATTGTCTGGTACCTTAAAGGCTGGAGATGTCATTAAGTTTGCTAACCATAATAAAGTTTATATGGTAGTTTCTGATTTAACTGGATCAGGCACTCTTACTATTGAGCCTGCTCTCCGTGAAGCTACTGCAAATGACACTGCGATTACTTATGATAACGTACCATTTACTGTACGTTTGAATAACGATTTGCAGCAATATTCTGTAGGACTGGCCTCACTCGTAAAATATGAAGTTGACTTTATTGAGGCAATCTAATGACCAGATCAATCAATGCAAGCACAGAGGCAGCTTTACAGGGCGACTCATTTAATTTTGCAACCCTAATCTATTTTGGTTTTTCTACTGCCATCAGGATAACTGATTGGGATAGAGACATATCTGCATTATCAAGCACATGGGCCAGCAGTGCTAACTTTCTTAGCTTTGGTTCGTCATCTGAATCCGCAGAGTTGGCCGTTAATGGTATTGATATAACCCTTAGCTCTGTCGAACAAAGTTATGTGAGTATATTCCTTACGCAAAATTATGTTGACGTTCCTGTAAAGCTATATAGGGCTGTGCTTGATAGTAATGATACTGTTGTTGGAAGCCCGATATTAGTGTTCGATGGTTTTATTACAGGGTTCTCGATTGAAGATGACGAAAGCTCTAGCGAGATTAGCGTAACCACCGCTTCTCATTGGGCTGACTTCGAAAAGTTAAACGGCAGAAAAACTAACCAAAACTCTCAAGCATTGCACTTTCCTAATGATGAAGGGTTCGAATTTGCCGCAAATACAATTAAAGACTTGAAATGGGGTAAAAAGTAGATGGCATTTTGGGTTGTCGCAGCACTGTTTGCAGTATCCGCTGGGATTAGTTACTCCAGCATCCAATCAGCTAAAAAGCAGGCTAAGAAACAAGCTGATGCTATGGCTGGTGTGCTTGTTAACAAAGAATCGAACATTGAGCCTTTGCCTGTTATCTATGGGACTAGGCGAGTGGGTGGGGTTAGGGTATTTGTATCGACTAGAGATGCAAGTGGTGGTGATCCAAATGAATATTTATATATCGCTTTAACTTTATGTGAGGGCGAAGTCGATTCGATTACAAATATATTTTTAGACGATAAGCCTATTACCGACAGTCAGTATACGGGTCTATATACCATTAACGTCCATACTGGTGCTGACAATCAAAGCTATGATTCACTTCTAGCAGAGGCTAGTGGGTGGACTACAGCGCATAAGTTAAGTGGTGTTGCTTACCTAGCAATAAGATTAAAGTGGGATCAGGACGCTTTTAGTGGCATACCAGAAATAACTGCTTTGGTGCGCGGTAAGAAAGTCTACGATCCTAGAAGTCCTAGTGCGGCTAATGCGTATAGTGCTAACCCTGCTTTATGTATTCGTGATTACCTTACTAATGCACGATACGGGAAGGGGTTGCCATCATCAGCGATTGACGACACTGCATTTTCAACAGCAGCTACTGACTGCGATGAGAGTGTTACTTTTTATTCTGGTGGCCCATCAGGGCAAAAGATATTCCAGACGCATGCTGTCTTGCAGACCGATGAAACTCTGTTTTCTAATATCAAAACAATGCTCCAAGGGTGTCGTGGATTTCTGCCTTATACTCAGGGTGAATATGGGTTAAAAATAGACAAGTCTGGGTCTAGTGTTTTTGCATTTAACACAGACACAATAATTGGTGGCATTTCGATCAAGGGTGAGGAAAAGAAAGACAAATTTAACAGAATGATTGTTAAGTTTCCTAATGCTGAACTTGATTACCAGCCAGACCAAGCAGTATGGCCTGATGCTGGCTCTACAGAAGAAACTACATTTTTAAACCAAGATGGTGGCACCCTTTTA